CGTCTTTTTTTTCGCCCGATTGAACATCCTTCTGCTCACTAGGTTCCGCAGGTGCGTATTCAGTTTTAACAGGCTCTTGAATAATTGTTTCATTTGTTTCCTTTTCCGTTGTTACTTCGTTTACATTTTCTTCTGGTAAATTTACCTCGGTCTCTGGACCTGAAGTATCTATATCTACCATCACTTCATCTTGTTTTATTTTATTTGCTTCTGGCATAGTGTCCTTCCTATGTTAATATTTATGTAGAATATCCGTTGGATCTTCTACGGTTGCTAAAACTTCATCTTCATTTAAAAGACGTACTTCCCCACCATCAATTTCTATTCGTGATCCTGCATAACGAGCAAAGACTACCCAGTCTCCGACCTTGCACCATGGACCATTTGGATATCTTTCTTTATCCACATAACAAGCATCTCCCATCGCAAGTACGCTTCCGCATTGTGATGCAACTTGTTGTCTATCTATAGTTTCACCACCAAGTAAGATTCCGCCTTTTGTTTTCTCATTCATTCTAAATGGTAAAACAAGCATTCTCCAACCAGTTGGTTTTGGTAATTTTGTAGTTTCTGTTGTAACTTCTTTTTTCTCTTTTGATTTTTTTACACCAACAAGATCTTTGTTAGGTAATTCAATTTTTGGGCTTGTGGTCCCCAATATCGATGACTGTGCCTTCATTTTGTTTTTGCTCCTTGTTATCTAGCAGGTTAGAGATTTCCTGTTTAGTTGCCTCTAGGGCGTTTATTTGTCCTAATATATACTTGTAATTTTCCATGGTGTCAATACCAGTTGTTACAATGATAGTTAGGTTATTTAATTTATCGTTTATTACTTTTAATAATCTTTCTATTTCCAATTTAACAATCCCACTTTCTTAATGATTTATTTATTCTACTATTTGGATCTCGTGCAGTTTTAGCAGAAGTTAGTTTTTTCTTCATGCCACTCATACGAGCACAAAATGATTTACGCCTCGAACTTGTTTTAGATTTAGTGGGTGCTTTTAGAGTGCCACCTTTATAACTTGCACGTCCTTTAGCGTTTAAACCACCAGAGGGTGATTTACCTTCTTTTCTAGTCCAAGCTGCGGAAGCCATTATGCTCTCTTAGTTGGTTTCTTAGCAGTTTTAGCTGCTCTTACAAAATTTGCTTTTGTTGGTGCACCTTTAGCTCCGGGTTTTCTCATTTTCTCACCTGAGCCCGCAGCGATTCTCTTTTTTTTCGCATGAATGTTCGCGTATAATCCTGGTTTAGGCATTATTTTACTTTGCCTCCCTTTTTCATAAATCCCATTTTATTTCTTACTGGAGTTGGTAATTTTGCAAGCCCTGGATTTTTTTTCTTGTTAACAGGTTTTAAAGTTTTACCACCACCTTCATACATAGGTCGCATCATACCGCCACCCATTTTGTTTTGTCTATAGTTTTTCATTATTTTTTTACTCCGTTGTTTCTAAATATTTGTGTACCCTTTATACCAAAAATACTTGCACATACAAGTACCCATAAATTAGTAAACCATTTTGGAAGTGCTTGGAAATGCTCAAAGAAAATTTTTATTTTATCCATAGCCTGCGGATCGTCTGACCAAACCCCATATGCAAGCACAATTATGGGCAAAGTAAGAATTGCCAAAACCACCTCGTCCTTGTAATCGTTTTGACGGGCTTCTAACAATTTGCCGCTAAATTCTAATTCTCCACTGGCCATTTTAGACGCATGTTGTGCCTGTGCATCAGCCATCAACATTTTTGTCTCTTGCTTTTTTTTGTAAATGTGCGTCCCAGCGTTTAAAGCTAATTTAATAGCACCTAACCACATATTAATACCAGGTTACGTCTTTTTGTTTTCTTGCAGCACCAGTTCCTTTAACTGGATTACTATCACCTTTAGCAATAAAGCTTTTACCTCTATAACTTTTTTCAGCTCTAGGGTCGACAACTTTTTCTTGCTCTGGCATAGCAACTTTTTTACCGCCTGTTTTGTAATTCATCATAATAGTTCCTTTTTATCTCTTTGGTTTCATGTTAGCAAGTATTAATCTGTTCTCATTTGCTATTTCTTGTTTTTCTAATGAAGTATCAGCACGTAATTCTGCTAATTCTTCATTTTGTTGCATTCTTTTATCGTCAGAAACTTGATCTTGCATAAGTTTAGCTCTTTCAAGTTCATTTTTCATAGTCATTTCTTGTTGTTTACGATCATTTTCCATTGCACGAAGATCAACCTCTCGTGATTTTAGTTTTAATAAAGGATCTGAATCAAATTGTGATGTAATTCTCTTTTCTTCCTTCATAAATTCTTCTGTCATCTCTGCAATCAACACAGCTTTTCTTGCTTCTATCTTCATAGACAATTGTTGCATCTGTGCTTCCGCTTGTTGCTTTAATTGCGGATTCATTTGTGCTTGTTGTTGCATCATTTGCATTTGTTGCACCTGTTCTGCAAATTCCATTTCGACTTGTTCTTGTCCCATCAAAGAAATATGTTCTAAAATATTTTTTTGTACTGAAACCATGACTGGTGGATTATTTCTAACTAAGTTAGTCTCCATAAAATTTAAATGCGCAGTCATATGTGCCTGGTGATCTTGTCCTCTAAACGCTTGAAAAGGTTTTTGAGTTAATGCATCAATATGTTCTAATGCAGGATCTTTAGGTTCTGTTGGTGCAGGCGGTGGTAAGATATTATCTATATCTTTTACACCTAATGCCTCATACATTTTTCTGTATATAATATACATGTTATGTAAACCAGGATTAGACGTTGCTAATTGTAATTCTGTTTGTGCAATTGTAATTCTTTGTGACATTGAGAATATATTAGGATCTGCAACTGGAATAATATCTATTCTGTCGTCAAAATCTGTTAATTTAATATTTCTCTCTCCACCAACAACATCATATGGATATTCTGGTGGTAAATATGTTTTAAATACTTTTGCTAGTGTTTTAAATTCTTGTCTTAGTGAAGAATATAATCTTTTGTGAATTGCAGACATAACTCTTGATCCACGTTCTAATAATGCAACAGTTGTACCCACCGCAGCACCTTGATTACCATCACCAACTTGCATATCAGCTATTGCAGCAAATCTTTGACCTGCTTGAACAACGATACCCATTAATTGTAATAATGTAGGGCTTGGTTCTTTGTAAGGTAGAGGAAAAAAAGCATCTCTTAAATTTCCACCAGGAGCATCAACATCTTTAAACTCTCCAGGTTGAATTGGTTGTGCTTCATCTTTTATTCTTATGCCTCTTTGTTTAAAACCTGCTGGCAGATTAGAAAGCGTTCCCGCATCTAAGAGCTGTCTTAAAGCAGAGGTCGCCGTACGAGATAATCCACCAATCATGTGAATAAGACCGAAACCGTAAAACCCCAAACCTGGTAAAAATTTAAAATGCACAAAATAATTAATTTTTTGTTTTTTAGGATCATCTTGTTCAAAATTTCTTTTGATAGATAACACCTCTCTTGATCCTTCATCAATAGTTACGATGTAAGGAAGTCTAATTCCTGTTGGTTCGCCATCTTGACCTATGTCTTCAAATCCTTCAATGTCTAAATTAATATGACATTCTAATAAGGTGTACATGTCTTCTACTTTGCCTGTTTTTTTAGTTCCGTCTAATTCTCTTTCTTTTTTAGAAACTTTATCTTCTGTTTCAGAAGGTTTGCTTAATTCTACATCTCTATAAAAACCATTTACTTGTTGTTTACGTAAATCGTTTTCTGAAATTTTAATAACATGAATAATCGCTTCCGCATCTTCTAATGAGGTTGCAGAATACGGAACGACTAAATCATCTGCTGGGACAAATTTTGATACTCCTCGTCCCAATAAATCGTCATAATAAACTTTTTTAAATGTTGAACCTGCTAATGGTAAATGAAATAACATTTGATCAAATTCTGGTTCATATTCTTTCATGACATCCATAATTTGATAATTCATAAAATCTTTTACTCTTTGTGACTGTTGTTCTTTTGCTTGATCAACAGTACCCAGTATCTGTGTTCTAACTGGTCCTTCTGCAGGTAATAATTCTTTGTAAGCTCCTGCTTGAAACTGAGTAACAGCTTCTGCAAGAACAGGGTGAGTTGCACCACTTGCTCCTTGAAAAGGTTCTGCTCTGTTTTGATAATTAAAACCTAAAAGGTCTAAACCTTTTACATAACTGTCTTCCCATTCTTTTCTTGATGCTTTATAATCTGTGTAATTAGATTGCATATCAGATCCAATAGGATCTAAGATATCATCCGGTAATAATTCTGCTAAATTGTCAAAATGATTTTCTGTGCCGGGAATTTTTTTCATGCCCGGTTCAAAGTCTAACTCAACTCCGCCATCTTCTAGTTGTGTAACATCAAAAGGTACATCAGACTCAGTTCCTTGATCAATAAGATCAACTTCTAATTCTGGTCTTTCAATCTCAACTGCGTTATTTACGTTTGGTAGGGCTTTGTCTATTTCGGCCATTTATTTTTCCTTTTGTAATTGTTTTAACTTGTTTTAAGGGAACTTTCAACCCTTGTGAGCTAGGACCTTTTAAAGGAGGTACTGTTGTTGTCAACTTTTTAATCATATTTTGTTATAAGGTTTCCTTCTAAATCTCTGTATTCTAAATTAGATCCTTGACGAATTTCATCTATAATTTCTTCTAAATTATCTAAACCGTCTTCTGAATCTTTTAGTTTACCTTCATCATCTGGTCGAATAGTTATTTCATCATATTCATCTTGAACAGGTGACTTTCCTGTTGTTTCATCAGCTCTACCTGGTTTGTAAACCATATATTCTTCACTCATAGTTCCATCAAAATCTGCTGTGCTTCCTGAAGTTGTTTTTTTAATTTGCAATTCTCCAGTTGCAACATCTTCGGTAAGTGTGTAATCTTTATAACTATAAACATTTTGTCTATCTAGTGTTGCAAGTCCTTTAGTATTATCTTTACCAAGCAATTTAATTTTATCTACTAATTGAAAAAAATATGGAGGAACATCTCCTGGATACATTTTTGTTGCAGCTGTAGTTTTTTGTGCAACTTTAGTTGCTGTTGCAAGCTCATCTCCAAGCCCTAACATTTTAGCAAGTATAACAGTGCCACCAGCACCGGTCATTTGTAAAAACTGTCTTCTATCCATACCATTTGATTCTAATACCATGTCAACATCTTGTTCTAACAATTGTTTAGTGTCATCATTAACAGGTAAACTTTTTGATTTAGCGTAAGCTCTTAATAATTTTAAACCAGGGAATATTGGGGCTACTAACTCTGCACCAAGTGATGCTGTCTCTGCAACCTTAACCGGTAGTGATGAACTGCCTCGTTCTATCATTTTCTTTTTCTCTTCATTAATTAATGTATCAAGGCCCACTAATTTTTCTGTAGAAGTAGGTGTTATGTTTTTTAAAAAGTTTTTAAATATAGGACCGCCTACAAATTTTACATTATCTTTTTTTGTTGTTTCACCATAGTCAAGTATCTCACCTTCACCGTCTCTTAAATAAGATGATTTAACTTTAAACATTGGTTTTTGTAATACATCAGAAATTAAGTTACCTGTTGCAGGTAATACTCTTGCACCAAACTCACCAACTCTTAATGCAGCTTGTGCTGCCATATCTGCGTAGTATGGAATGTTTCTAGGGTCTGCTAAATCTGCAACTTGTGCAATTTTAGATTTACTATC